CCGTAATCCGTTTTAACGCATACTGCCGGATTATTGAATCCAGCGCATGAAGTCAGAAACGCCATTCCAAGAAACGCAAATGAAAGAACGATCATCCAAAGCGCGATTTTCTTGGCGTTCATTTTTCTTTGCGGAAGATTTCGATAAGTCCAAGAATGGCGGCGACTGCCGCGCCTATTGCGTCCCATTTTGCTGGCTCCAGGCTAAGACCGGCAACGCCGCCGATAATGGCAATACCGCGAATGGTGGACGGTTCCTTGAGTTTTGCGAGTAGTGTTTTCATGGTTTTTTAGGTCGAGTCATTTTATACAGCGAAACTGCACCGATGCAAATTCCCATCAGAAGCGAAAGAATGCGAAGCCATGCTTCGACCTCGGAGAACGAGATCAGAACGGCGGCGGCGGGCGCGGACGTGCCTACGAGCGTGTGGAAAGCGTGGCTGTCCATTACGTCAGGCTGGCTTGCGTTATGAGTTCCTCGGTGAGCGTGCATGACTGAAGAATGATCGTGCTGCGTTCGCCGCTTTCGGTAAGTTCGATCTCCAGATCGGCGGTCGCGCTTGTCGCGTTGAGCAAATAGTCGCGCACTCCGAACGTGCTAAAATCAATCGGTGCGGTTTTTCCTGGCATTGACATCAAGCCGCTCTGCACTTGGAGCGTAGGCAGATCGGAGAACCCTTTATCCCCTCCGAATGTTACATCAAAATAACTACCTTGAATGCCGCTCACGGTTAGGTTGTTCGCGCCGATGGAGTCGAGTGACTGCAACGCAATTTGCAATGCTGATGCGGTCGTCGCTGCGTCGAGCGGATCGGTCTGCCGAAGGATCGTTGTCGCTACGCTGCCCGTTGTGACCGTTCCTGTGCCGGTTGTGATCGCCGTTGCTCCCGCCGTTACACCAAGGAGGAACTGGGTTGTTTCGGGTATCGAGCGAACGAAATATTGAGTTCCTGCGGTATATCCGGTCAATGCCGTGAATCCCGTCAATACAACAGGCTGAGAGAGTGAAAGCCCGTGGTTCGATGCCGTAATAAATACGCCAGCCGTGACGGTCGAAGCGATGCCTACATTGTAGGTCGGGACGGTTACTCGATAGCTGCCTTGGTATGGAGGGCGTGAAAACGAGATCCGCTGCACTTCGTTTTGAAGTGTCGAGCCGGTGAGAGTCGTGGCGACGCTTACGGTCAATGCCGTTCCGAGATCAGTCCATGTCGGCTGGTAAACAGCCGGAGCAAGTCGGAACTGCAACTCTTGAATTTCGGCGGTAGTGGCGTTGCCTGCGAGACGCTCGTCAATGAGTGCCGATGTCTCTGGAATTAAGCGATCAACATTTGCTGTTATCGCGCTGCGAGTGCCTGCGGAGTTAAACGAAATGACGAAATTGGTTGCCATCGTGCCATCAATGGACACTTTGCCTGCGGCGGTAATGGCTGAGAGCGAGTTGAGCGCGGACGATATCGCTCCGGCGGTTGCGGAGAACGCGATGGCCCCGCTCGTATCGCCACCGAAGGAGAGTGTGAAAGTGCCGCTTGCAGGAACTCCCGTCCTTGTTCCTACGCCAAATTTGACCGTTGTTCCAGTCATATCCACCACGTTGAACGGCGCGGACACGTTGCCCGTTGCTTCGAGAAAATAGAGGTTGATCGTTCCGTTGTCGCCCTTCACGAAGCGCGGGGCGGTCGCAGGTGCAAGGCTCGTTAGGCTTGTCGCCAAACGGCGGTTTGTCATGTCAATGTAAAGGTCGCGTGCCATTTACTTGTCGCTTTTGTCAACAGCCCCCCATTTTCCTATCGGGCAACGCTCGGTTGCCATTCGGAGCTTGGCCCAGGTGCTACAACCGCACTTGCGGCAGCGGCCGGTGGCGTTTAAAGCCTGAGCGTCCCATTCGGGGCAGGCGCGGCACGTTGCTTCACGGGCGGCGAGGGCTTCGGGTGGGGTGACGGCGAAGCCTGCGCGAGCGAAGCGGTGCGCGGCGTGGCCGAAGCGAGCGAGCATTTTGCTATCAAATTTTTCTTCTGTTACGGTAGGCGTTTGACAAAAATAATTCAATTCCTGTTTTAAACTCTCAGATGGAACGATAAGTTTTTTAGGTGAGGTGATTTGTTCCCAAAGATCAAAATCTTGTTGGTAGATTTTGCGGATCTCTAATTCTTGAACAGAAGAATCTTGAGTTTTATTGTAAATATTAGGGAGCTCATCAAAGCCCATTTCCTCCCAAAAATCTCTAATATGATCTGGTGCACGCCACGCATAAATCGGCTGATCGTGATTAAGCAAATAACGAGATTGTGGAAAAAAATGAAACGAAGGAAACGCAGGAAAAGGAGCAAATTTGTTGTTAGCTTTTAAAATTTGCAATGCCACTTCTGGTGCAATTTTGTCTTCTCGACAAGCGGAATAGAATTTAGTTATCGGATTTGCAACTAATAAAGCCACTTGTGTATTTGGCCTTGTTTGACTGGGCAATATAAATTGCTGACGAGCCGAGTTCCTTTTCTCAGAAACTTGTTCAGCAATAATTGTTGAAAAAACCTTAAAATTTTGGGCAATGTTCCATCCCTTTCTTTCTAAAAAAAGCATGAAATTTTGCATTTGGTTATTATGCGTGGGTTTCATAATTGTTAGCTAGGAGGATTAGGGGAAAAACTCATACTCCATGTTGAATCGGTATCATAACCGATGCTAACACCAAGTAATGAGAAAGAGCCACCGTCGCCAGAACTATAATTTTTACCCGCGTTTTTGTATACCCCTGAGCAAATTGTTGTGCCATCTCCAATTGGACACATTATGTATCCAGACATATATAAATAATATTTACCTTCCTCGGAAAATACTATTACAGAAATTTCTGTGGAACTATAAACTGGGATAGGAGGAGGAGCATATGGAGGACACGGCGGGCCGCCATATAAGGAACAATCATTTATACAAGTTGGGCTTTCCGAATATCCTTCACCTCTAAAAATATATGTGCCTAATCCATCGGTGCATGTATCTGGTGGAATACTAATGGAATCTGAATAAGAAAATTCGCAAGCAAATGGGCCGAAACCTACATTTATAGAAGATGACCAGTTTATTATTCCGCCCAATTGGAAATCATCGAATTCTGCCTTACTAATTTCATACGAGGTTTCAGAATTAGCAGGCACATAATATCCATATTCATTAGTAAAAGAAATTGGGCCGCAAAGTGCGCCTCCCCCACAACACGCGCAATTCACAGCGCGGAGGCCGCCGTCGGATTTAGTCTTTATAGCTCCGCTAGGTGTTCGGCCTAGAATCATACTAGCACTCCTCCGTTGAGAGCCAAGTGAGCGCCCCTTCCACCGCGCCGAGGACGTGGGTGCCGGAGGCTGGCGGCTTGGGGAATTTAAATCTCCGAGCGGAGTAATTATTCACGAAAGCGGGTTCCGTGAATGCGTCATCCACCAATAGTTTCGCATCTGCAAAGTTTTGCATGAGGTCTGCCGCAGATATCGAGTAAACTGGCTTGCCTACGATTTTTGCCGCGAAATCAACGGGCAGATTGTCTTGGTTGTTCATTTTTTAGAACGGGATAAACTCGGTGCGTGGTATGGCTATGACTTCAAAATCACTGAACGCCAATCCCCAGGTTGCCGTGACCTCGTCGATTTCTCCGTAGTTTGTCCTCGATACTGACAATAGCTGACTAAGCGAGGCCAAAGCGGTTTCTGGCGCAGGAACTATGGTCGTGAAGCTCCGCACAGTGCCCCCGCCATCGTCATCTAGTTCAAATGTTGGCGCAAATATTTGCAAGAATTCCGCGAATGAACCATAGCTCTCGGAAGTCGTGGTGTTCGTTATTTCAAATGCATTGAACCTGATCGGCTCGGATGGAAGGCCGATCTCGGTCATGCTTGTTGACTCGCCTATCGTGAATTTTTTGGTGATGGTGTCCGAGATGATTCGCAAAGCATAAATCACCGGCGCCATATTTGGCCCGCGATTTAACGTCATCGTTACCGAGGAGAGTTGCGTTCCGAAAACTGTTGGAACATCCACAGGCACGCTGATAGATTTTCGACCAGCAAAACCCGTGATTGAGAATTTCGCGAAGCCAGAATTATCTACATTTTGAGCGGCAGAATCTTTGCTAATATGGTCTGGGAAGTTTGGTAAAGCCATTCGGGCCTGCAATATTCTTGAAAACCGATACGCATTGGGAACTGGGCATGAATATTGAGCATTCACAATCGACAATCCCGAATCTGTATTTTGGCGAGAATGCGATACTAAAACAAGCCCCCGCTCGCCGTGGTATTTGTATCCAGAATTTTGAACCTCAAGCGGAATTGTTACCGTTGATTTATACCCGTCCTCGCCGTATGCCGTTACCGCAACGGCGGCGGTTTCAAGGACGGTCGGCCTCCATGTTATTTCACCAGTCGATGTATTAATTAAGGCTCCTGATGGCAACCCCATTGCTGACCATGCCGTCGCCTCACTTTGAGTTGGATTTATTAGGCGAGGGAAATAACTCAAATCGAAGTCTATCCATGCTTCTATTTTTTGATTCGGGTCAATTTTGGGAAGACCTTTTGCAATGACAAAATTAACCGTTTCCGTAGATGATCCGAAAACAGAGAAAACGGATATTTGAAGCGCGAATGACTCAGCTTTGTTTGGTATGCCGGTTATTGTTCCGTCATCCGCGATGGTCATGTATGACGGCAATCCGATTGCCCTAAAATACAACGGAGGCGCACTTATGTCGTCGAGATCGAGTAATACATTTAATGGTTCGCCAACTTTTCCTTCGATAATTTGGTTGGGCGGAATTATGGCAAGCCCACCGACAACGCGGAAACTAAATGGCACACTTGCGGTTGATCCATCGCCACCTACCGCTGATATTATTGGTGTGAATGTTCCAACGGATGTTGGCGTGCCTGAAATGATACCGATTATGGGGTCGATCGAGAGTCCTGCTGGGAGTCCGGTTGCACTCCAGCTTGACGCAGGTGTGGCGCGTTGGTCATAGACGGTGCACTGGCTTTCAAACTCCTGTCGCGCCGGAATAACAAAATTTCCAACATTGATGTTAGGCGTGCCGCCTAGACCCTCGAACGATACGTTCCCATACGGACGCGGGAAAATGATGTCGCCAAATCCAACCACAGGCACAAAATTATTTTCTGCGCCAAAGACGCCTTGAGCGGATCCACCTGTTTGAATCGCAAACCCGCTTGCACCATTTCCGTGCAAATAAATCTTTGTAAAGCCGCTTCCCCCATAGAAGAACCCATTGCTTGGGGTTGGACTACTATCGGATATGCCTATTTTCCCATCCGCATAAACGATCCCTGCGATGTAACCGTTCGCATTAATTGAGACCGCTGCTGCGGACTGTGTAAATGCCGCAGCGGCTGTTGTGCCAGTTGCCACAAAAACAATTCCTGCGGTATTGCGAATCAAGATACGGTCACGCCCTGCGGCTAACTCAGCAACCGTGCCAGTTATGCCCGTGATGAGTGCAGGCGTTCCAGATATGTTGGAATAAACAGAGCCATTCGTTTTTTCAAGCACCCATATATCGGGTTCTCCCTGACTGACAAAGCGATTGCTCGTTCGGTTGGTTGCGAAATTATTGACATTTAAATTTACAGTTACGCCGCCGACAGTTCCCAAATTTGCATCAGCGCCTATGGTGCGGTTGAATTCATAAATTGTCCCCGTTGTCCTCAATGCCCAAAATCGCTGATTATTGCTACCTACCGTCACGCCAATTTTACTTACGGTGAATGCCGGCACGTTCGGAAATGCTGGCGTGCCAGCGATCTCGAATAACTCAACGATACCATCATTTTTTAGTGCAAGAATATTGCACCCCCCCTGCGGGTTTGCTGGAAAGGAGAACGAGCACACCTGAACATAGTTGGTGCCTGTCGATACCATGCTCTGTCCTAACAATATAGGCTCTCCCGCGTTGGTAGGCCGGATCGGGCCGAAACTAATAATTACTCCGTCAGTTGTTACGCCAAGATACCGGTAATCGAATTCAGTGACCGATGAATTTGAGGCTTGCGGTAAAAAAAGAAATAAATCCGCCCACGCTGATTCGTAGGAAACTTGGACTTCCCCAGTATAAATTTGCGACAGCGTTCCTGACAGAACGCCTGTCGTTGAGTTAATGCCAATGAACTCTGGCGTATCTGCTAAGAATCCGGTATGCGGGACGGTCGTTAATACGGTCGCATTAAATGCCTCGCCTACAATTGGGTTGAAAACTTGTCCGGGTGTAATCATATGTTTATGCTAAAACTGGTTGAGGGAGTTTCTTTTCAAGGCTGACAACGGCGGTTTTGATCGCATCGACCATTGCCTCAAGCGACATTTTTGTTGTCGGTGTTTTTGTCGAAGGGGCTGCTTGCGGGGTTTTCATGCCGTTTTTAATTGCATTCCCCGCTTCTTTCATTTTTTCCGCTCCCTCTTTTGTTTTTTCTGCGGCTTTTCCGTTTACATCCGCGAAACGATCCAATCCTTTTTGTGTCCGATCCGTCATCTTGCTGAAATCTTTGAATACACCCTCCTCGCGAGCGAGTCGGACAAGCTCAAGCTCTTCTTGTCGAGTTAATGAGGCGGGAGCTTTGTTTCCGTAGTAATCCTTTAGAATATCTGTCGCCGCTCTCATATCGCGGCCTGCTCCGGCCCCAGAAACAGACGTCTGGAGTTCCCGCGCTGCTAACTGTTGCCCAGTTGCCTCGGCCGCTTTATATTGTCCCTTTTCAATTTGCTCTTGTGCTTTTCGCATTAGCCTTCCACCAGGGTCAACGGCTTCCGTCTCTTCTTTTGTTTTGATCTTCTCCCCGATCTTCGTCGCAAGAGAGTTCTTGACTCGGTCGGCATCGCGTGCGGCGCGGGCCATTTCATTTGCTAGCTTTGTCGCTTCTGGAGCACCCATTCCGCTTTTGATCAAATCTTGGATCGTGGCTTGGAGTTTTTTTGCGTTAGTAAGCGACTCGGCTAATTTCGTGTCTCCAGCCGCGAGTGCGTTATTAATAGCGATCTGAGCATTAGCTTCGTCGCGTTTAATTGCGGCGGATTCCTTGAGCTTTTCCTGCCTTGCTTTTTCGGCATTTAACGCCCTCTCGTCTTCGGCGGTTTGCCCATCCGCTAATTCTTTCTGCCCAGCCTTTTTTTCCTTTATTGCCTTCTGAGACGCATCCACATCTTTGTCGATGCGGGCCATCGTTTGAGATTCCCACTCTTTATCGGCGTCAATGATCTCTTGTGTTTTGTTTACAACTTCGTCCTGCTTTTTTATGACCGTGTCGAACAATGGCGGAACGTCGGCCATGTTCTTTTTGAAGTTCGCAGGGATGTCGCCCATTGATTCACTAGCTTTTTCGGCGGCAAGTTCGGCGAGGACGGGGATTCGTTGCAATGCTAATTCTGCCTGCTTTGCTCCAGCTTTTGCGCTATTTCCTAGACCTATTGTGATATTTGCAAATGCTGGCCCAAGGTCTCTAAAAACATCAAAGAGCGATCCGGATACTACTTTCTTGATATATCCGCTAACGTAATCAAATGCGGATGTGATCGCCAATACCAGCGGCCCGCTTCTATTGAACTGATCTTTTATGAAATCGCCGACGGTCTTAAATGCCGCGACAATATTCGTATAAATGCTATTTGCCGTGTCCTTCGCCTGCTGAACAATCGCCTCCCAAGCGAGCTTAAATCCGTCTGTAAAGTTGCCAGTTTTAAATTCATCAACGGACTTCTGGAATAACTTCATGCCATTGCCAGCGCCTACGAAAAATGCACCGATCTCCTGCCCGACCTTGGCGGCGTCAAACATCGAGAGAGCCGTGGTGACGGCGTCGAGTGCCGGTTTCACTTTGTCGATCAAGCCAGCAGCAAACTCAATAAATTTCCCGCCGACAACAACAAGGTTGTCGCTGATGCGGTCGAACTGAGTTGATCCAGCCTTCATGATGTCGGGCAGAGATCCGAGTTGCAGTTTTGCCGTCTGAATCTCGTCGTCGAAATTGGCGAATACCTGGTTGAGTGCGCCGCCGGACTTTCCGAAAATCTCCATCGCCGTTGCTGCCCGTTGTGCTGGATCTGGAATGCCCGCGATAGCTTTTCCTATCGTTTTAAGTTGTTCTTCCGGCGAAAGCCCCCGGAGCTGAGAAAGTGAAAGACCTAGATCGGCGAATGCGTAAGCGGCCTTGCTTGTGCCGTCTTCGGCGTCAACGAGAGCCTTTTGCATCTTGTTTAAAATCGGCCCAAGAGAATCGGCTCCGACTCCGGCGTTTTGGAATGCGCGCTCCAACAACAAGACCTTATCAACGGCGATGCCCGTGCGGTCGGCTAGGTCGTTCAGCCTGCCGCCCATATCAAGCGCGGCCCCGAAGCTCTGCACGGTCTTGAGCGCAGCCGAGAAGGCCGCGTCTATCGCCATTGATCCGATCTTCGCTGCGGCTCCGGCGAGCGTTGCGCCTACGGCTATTTTCCCGAAGCCAATTTCTCCCTTTTTCCCCGTGTCCTCTGCCGCTGTTCCAAGAGCTTTGACTTGGGTGGTCGTGCCTTGAGACTGATCGCCGATGGCTTTGATATTCTTTTCCATCGACGTAACCTGACCGATGCGCTTCATCGTGCCTTCAAGCTCGGTCATGGACAGCTCGCCGCCCTTGACCTTATCTTTGAGGCTGTTTAATTCCCCTTGGACGGCCTTGAGTGTTTTCTCAAGTCCTGTGTCGGTTGCGCCAAATTCAACTGTTACGTCTGCCATATCGTTATGTTTCTATTAGCCCTTTTTGTCTCTTTTTTAAGATGGTGTTCATTTGGGTTTTCATTTTTGCTACGACTACAGCAACGGCCATAGCTTGTTCGCTTTCTGGAATAACAGAATTTGCCCACGGAGTTGTGTTTGTCATCACAACGCGAGGATTTTTTATGTCGGATGTCAGGTCTTGAGTTTTCCCGTTTTTAAAATCTGCCGTATGACGAATTACCCAAGGGGGAATTGATGCTGTCAGTTTGCCTTTGTTGACCTTTTTAAGTTGCAAAGCACAATTTGCCCATCCCGCTTTCGCAATACCAACTTTTTTAATTGCCTTTTGAATGTATTCGTCAAGCGATTCCTTGCTGACAAACATTTTATCCAAAAACTTCCACCTTCCTATGTTTCGGGTTTTTGAACCAGCAGATGACATCTTTCCATTTACGAAATTCTTTTTATGAAATGCTCGCATTTCCGCTGCGGAAGCATCTGGCCTATACATTGTTTTTTCTGTGCCATAAGCAAACCCATCCTTACCGACAAAAAGCCTCACGTTGTCGCCAGTCTTGTACCAAGAATATCCGTTTTCTTCAGTCATTGCCGCTCCAATAACTCCAAAGATTCCAACACGCCGCTTTCTTCCAATGAGATCGCCTGTTATAGCTTTTTCTCCAGTTTCTCTTGCCTTGTTATTATCTCCGAACGGCTGCGTCCTTCTGGCCAACTCTACGCAAAGAAGACGAGCGTTAAGTGATACGGCGTCAGGAATCGTGACTTCGCGGATCGTCGCGTAGTCTTTCATTATCTGCTCAAATTTCAGACTCTCGAACTTGAATTTTGCCATACTTTGCTAGGGTGTCTTCAATAGTGGCGAGAGCGTCAATATCAACGCTGGCGTTGTTGCGCGACCAAGGCCTGTGGATGCCCTTCGTGTAATCGTCAGCCTGGAGTAACTGCAACCCTGCCGCGAACGGGAGTTCTTCTAGGATATGAACGAAGCCCCAGCCGGTCAACTTAACGAGTCGAAAGACGTAAGATGCAAGCCAGTTGGGGCTGTTCAGTTTCCCGACCCTGATCCTTCGCTAGTGTCCGATGCTGGCGATGAAGCATTGTAAAGATCGAATGCCACTCCCATTGCTTCTGACATATCGGTTGTTTCATGATGGTGCTTCATGTTCTTCTCGATCCATGAATCAACGGCGTTGATGAACGTGTCGCGATCATTGACGATCCCACGGATCGTGCTCATTGGCTCGGAGTGAAGGAAAGTAAATGCAGCCGCTTTCCAGACTGGATCCATGTCGCCGGAAAATACTTCGTTGCGTTGCATCCAGCTAATTGTAAGCGCCGTGATCGGTCGCAGGATGCGTCCATTCACTTTCTTCGGCCCGTCTTCCATTGCTTGAATGCGAAGAATTTCGTCGTCTTTTACTAGGTCTGTGTTTTGTGTCTTTTTCATTATTTTAAAAATCTTGTCATCTCTTGCTTCGTCTTGTCCGAAGCGTGCTCGCTGATCGCGATGCGCTTGCCGTTGTGCTCAATCTCGATCAAGCGCGGGGTATTGCGGATGATGTCCACAAGCACGTCGCGGTTCGCTAGTGCCGCACGGATGTAGCAGAGCGGGTTCTCTGGGTCTTTGGCTTCGAGTTCGTCGCCTTCCTTGGTCATCTGGCGGTAGACCTGAGATGCGTCTTGGCCCTTGTCGTTTTCGCCTTCAAACCAGAACTCCGTTGACTCCTTGCCGTCGGTGCGCACCAGTCGAGTGACCGGTGGTTTATTCATCTTGAAACCTAGCGTGGCTAGGGCCACCGCAGCTTTTAGGTTTATTGTGTGAAAAAATTTAATATTGCATTCCATATATTTATAAAAAGGCGGCTCCCTTTAGCCGGGGAGCCAGCGGCATGAGCCAGTTGCTTAGACGATCTCTGGATACTGAGTCGCGGAAACGGTGATGGTCTTAAATGTGCCTGCGCCTGTTTTTTCGGAAACGGAATCGACGATAACTGCACCGCCGGAAACGCCGTAGGATGTCGTGTCGTTGGCGAGTGTGAGCACGTTGGCGAGTTCGTAGGCGACGCCGCCGTTGATGACGCCATCAAGGCTGATCGTGGCGGACTTGTTGAAATACGCAACTGCGACGGTATCGCCGAGAGCGTCCATGACGGTTGCTTTGTCCGACTGGACAGAGCGGGAGAAAGAATTGAGCAAAAGCCCAGTTTCTTGAAGGAGTCCGAACTCAACGCCGGACGCTACGGATGATGTGATGACGGTTGCTGGCATGATATTTCGTGGAAATTGTCAACTTGCGAAAAGCGCGGCGTGAACCGTGATCATTACCGACCGCTCAAAATGCCGCTCGTTTGACGAGAGCGATACAGGCCCATCGCGAAGGATTCCGAAAACAAAAGCGTATTGCGGGCGCACGGCGTTGAGCTTGGTCTTGAGGCCTGTAACGTCATGCGATACGCAGAGCACCTGCGACCATAGATTCTCCATTGCCATTTGATCCATGTCATCCGCTTGAACTATCAATGCGATATCGACGCTGAACTGGAAAATGGCTGAGTCGATAATGCTCTCGCGCTGCCTTGTGCATCTCACGAAGCAGGCTGGCAATGTCATTGTCCCAAAGTTCTCCGCTGCCGTTACTACAAGGGCGCTCTGCATCTCTTGCTGAAGCGCAAGAACAAAAGTGTCAGTAAGCGCCTTCTCAAGCGTCAGAGTGTATGTCGAGTCCGTTATCATTCCCTTGGGCGGTAACGTCAACAAGCCCAAGCCGCGCTATCTCTGCGTCGCATTCGTCTTTTGTTCCTACGAATAACACGCTTTGCGTCGAGATCGCTTTCTCTGTTTCGTCGAAAAAGATGATCGTGCTCCCATCGTAAACCAGCTTCCAACAGGTTGACTCGTCGAATGCCCAGCCCTGTTCGTTCGGTGAAATTATCATGCGATAGTTAGCGTAGAGGTTGCCGATGTATAGACTCCTGTTCGTCCTGGAGCACCGACCAAAGTGACCGATGCGTAGGTTTGCGTAGTCGTTCCTGGGAAGTAACGAAATGTCATCCCAGCCGTAGGAGCAACATTAAAAGAAACAGAAAGGGTCGTATTTGTAAAAGTTGCAGTTCCTGTGCTTGCTCCACTTGTTTTTGGAGCGATAATGCTTCCAGCAGAAATTGATGTTGCTCCTGTATAAGTATTATTACCAGTCAGCGTAAGTGTCCCAGTCCCGTTTTGCACGATAGAACCACTCAATATTGCTCCGTTGATAACAAGATTTCCCGAGCCTATTTGTGTGATGGTGCCGGTGGCGCCGAGATTTATTGTTCCGTTCAGCGTCTGTGTGCCGCTGCCCTCCTTGCGAAAAGATGCGTCAGCATAGTTTTTTGCAAGAGTTCCCGTATAGGTTCCACCCCCATTGTTCACGCCGACAATAATAGTGCATGCGCCTGCTGTGAAGTATGTGCTGTTACCGGTAAGAGCATTAACAATGACATTATTTGCAGCTATGTAAAGTACGCCAGAAACATTTAAGTCCGCAAGGTTACCCGTCCAAGGATCATTACCATACCCATAGGCGAGAACTCCTGTGCTTTTAATATCAATAAAGCCACCCGCTCCCATACTAATAGCGAGAGGTGGAGCAATTGCCGATATCACGCCTACAATA